GCGACAATCAACTCGCGGATCTCCTCCACGGCGTAGACACGGCGATCAAACCCCAACCCTACATTTCCCTCCCGGGCAGGGCCATACAGCGCCACATCCCACTGATCCAGCCCCGTGGTAGAGGCGAACGGGTTTTGAGGGTTGGGTTGGGGTCGTTGCCGCGAACTGCGTTCCAAGAAATCGTGGATCGCCGACTGGAAGGTATGATCGTTTGCCATCGTCGGATCATCGTAAAAGAGTGCCCGCAGACGCATCGTGTCTTCGTCGCCCCGGGCTGTCAGAATGTTGTCGACCGCTTCGTCGGCATACATGCGACGAATCGTCGGCCACATCTTCTTGGCCTCAGCGGGTGAAAGAGCGGCTTCTCGAAGACGACGTATCCGTTCCGCATCCAACCGGTCTGACTGCTCCACGGGAAGACGACGTATCCGTTCCGCCTCCGCTCCGTTGGAAACCAACTCGCCGATCTCCGCCAACGTCTTCCCCTCCGCAGCCGTACCCTTGAACACGCCCCCCCTCATCACAGCCAGATTGGTTTCCAAATCCCAGCCATCATCGGGGCCGATCCTGTCGAACCGTTCCAGCAGGTCATCCACCGACGATGCGGCAACCTCATCGCCGGTCATAGCAACCTTGTACACGCCCGAACTGTTCAAGGTTGGGGGGCCGTGTACCGACTCTGCGGGCGTCACCCTGCCAGTGGGAGTTCGGTGAATCCAGTACCAACCCTTGTCGCGGATCCCACGCAACAACAAGTTCTCGCTAGCGTTACGTGGGATCCGCGTCGTGTCACCGGCAGCGCGAATAGGCTTCCCGACGACCCGCCCCGCCTCATCGAACTGGACAAGAACACCGTGCGCGGGGATGTGCCTCCCGAACGGATCCGGAAAACTGCTGGCCGGTTTCCCCACCATCGGGATGGCGTACCCGTCCTCCAAAATCGGTGACCGACTCAACATGACGTCCTGCCACTTCAGTGACTGTTGCCGCCGGGTTGAATCAGGCACCCTGTTTTCGACCGTCCTCGCTGGCGAGCGCCCCCCGGGACGGGCGGCACGGATCTCGTCCAAGTACCGGGGCGTATCAAACTGATGCGCCGTTCGGGGTGGTCGCGTCGGGAGGGTCGACGGCGGCAACGTCACATCGGGAGGGTCGACGTCCCCCAACCACCGATTCGGACTCTGCAACCCCCACCGGTTCTGCTCAGACGCAGACCGAATCGCAGCAGCCGCAGCAGGCCCACCAGTTCGCACACCCTTAGCCGCCGCACGCCTAGTCAACTCCGTCATCGTGCGCCCAAACAACAATGCGTTCGGATCCACAAAGATCCGTGCCCCCAAGTCAACCGCCCCAGACCCCTTCTTGTACCACTGCGACTCACGCGCCTTACCCAACTGCTCCGGATCGCGAATATCGTCAGTCAACGCCCCCAACAGCACAGACTGACCCAACGAACCCTGCGTGCCACGCGCCTCACCCCACCGGTCCATGTTGAACCAATCCAACGGCTCCTTCACACCAGACAACGCACGCGTCCACCACGGCGCCCCATCACGCTGCTGCTTGTGATCGGCCTGAGACAACGACGCATACGACATAGCCGCAGACAACGGATCCCTAACGTAGTTCTTCCCCAAAGCCTCCAACGCCTGCAACGGATTCATCCCATGCCCCTGCGGAGGGCGAAACGCCGTCGGATCCCGACGGCGAGAAGCAATCAGATTCAACGCAGCATCCAGACGAGACTCCGGATTGCGATTCTCAAACGGCTCAATCATCGTCTACAGGTCGAACAACGACTGTAACGTCCGACCCAAACCCCAAACCGTAAAGGCAATAAACCCGAACAGGAGAAACACCGTCGCACACGCCACCCACCGGTTCACTCGCACGCCTCACAAACCTCCGGGTTCTCCAACCCGCACTCCAACACCTCATCGGCAACAGGGCCATGAAACGGATCGCCCCACGGACCCAACACAGGATGCTCACCAAACGCCTCCTCACGCCAAGCCAAATCGTCATCAAACAACGGACCCAACCTGACACGCTCAACATGGTCAGGCCACGCCATCTTCCGCCCCCACATCCCTAAACTCCGCAACCAGCCCCTCCAACTCGTCAGCCAACTCCAAATCCGACAAACCCGACACCGCACGATCCTCCAACACCACAGAACGCCGCGGCGTAAACTTTTCGATGTACTGCAAGTACAACGAAGCCGCATTCACAGACCCCGCCACCGCCTGAGCATGCAAAGCGTCAATCACAGACTGCGTACGCTCAGGATGAATGTTCAACTCCGCCGCACGACGATCCCACTCACGTGTAAAACGAGGATCACGCTTCCAACGCCGCAACGAATCCTCATGCAACTCATGCTCACGCGCCCACTCACGCTGAGTCACAGGCTGACGATCCGGCCCACGCAACAACCACTCCAAAAACTCGCGCCACAAGTCAGGCATCACCTTCTCACCCGACGAGTCGTCAGTCTTCCAACCCTTACCGCCACCATTTTGTGCCATCACAGCCTCCTACCAAAGCCGACAGGGCGTCCCACACCCTATGGGACAGCGGCAGCCTCTAATAAACGAGGAGGCTAGCCGCGACCCGCCACCAGCGGGTCGCTCCAGCAGATGGCTCATGCCATAGAGAGCATCGTTTTACAGCGTTGGGGGAGAAAACGGGATTCCTGACCGATCTGTCCCTCCATATCTACACACACCCGCGAAGCGGCCCCGGTACCCCCCCCTAGGGGTGGCCTGCCGGACGTCTGAGGGTTCGGGGTACGTTGCCTGTCGTTGTGGGCCGGGTCGGGGCAGGTGCTGCACGGTGCAGCGCTGGTGGTCCGGACGTCTGGCGGGATGGGAGCGGGACCGGGCCGGGGTGACGTTTCCGCGGGTCGCGGGGCGCGGGGTGCTGCACGGTGCAGCACCGCTGGAATAGGTGACCCCGGGGTGGGATACTGGTGGTGTCACGGGGGCCGGGGTGAACCGGTCCCCCCAACAAGAAAGGGGTTTCCCTGATGGGAACCACCAAGAAAGCAACATCCACCAAGGACACCACCAAGGGGTCCGCCGAACCGGTTGAGGAAGAGCGGGAAGTTGTAATCCCCGCCATCACCAAGACCGGGAAGGATGCCATCCGGAAGGGATCGAAGATGATCGCTACCGGCGGGACGTCATCCGCCAAGGGTGCGTTCCTGATCGCTGAGGCAACTCAGAAGGTCATCGAACAGAAGGGAGGGAAGTACCTGACCGGTACGACCCTCGCGGAAGCACGTGGCACGGTGCGGGCGGTCGCTGAAGCGGTGATCCCGGATTGGTCGACGCATGAAGCAGCAGTGGACCGGGCCGTAGTCGGTCTGACGTCACTGCTGGTGAGGGTGTCCATTCATCGGGCGAACTGCCTGACGGATGGCACGGTTGAAGTGTCAACCGCTGCGATTAAGTTCCGGGCACTGCTGAGGGACGGGTTGATGATGGAGAAGGAAGTAGTTACCGCCATCACGTCCGCCCTAGGTGGTCACGTCTCACTGCGACCGGGCGCCAAGGATGTTCGGAAGAACATCGTGGCGGACCAAGAGCGGTTCCTTCAGAACATCGTCGACGCGGTGACGGATGGGACCAAGGTGCTGACGGGCCGAAAGGGTCGGGAGTACATCCGTGAACTACGCGGGATGGTCAAACTGGTGGACGTGAAAAAGCAGAACGCTGCCGGTCGGGGTGGCAAGAAGAAGTCCCCGACCATCATGGCGGTGCTGGAGGATTCACAGGCGGGATGGGCCGATGTGGATTACAAGGCGCCCGGTGCCACGGATGCAGCGTTGGCGGGACGTGTCCTGTCCGAACTGAAGAATCTGGAGAAGGTCTACCGGTCCTTGGGACCGTGTGCGGGCCGGACGCGGATTGAGAAGTTCGTAACGAAGTTCGCCGCCTAGTTCGCTAGGTGGTGTGGGGGAGGCCCGGGCCGAAAGGCCCGGGCCTCCCCTTTTTTTTCGTTTTCGGCCCGTGTGCTGCACGGTGCAGCACACGTGGTTTGGTGTGATGCGCCGGGTTTAGGTTCGGGCGCCGGGGGCGTGCCAGCGGTTCGCTGGTGCGCCCCCTTTTTTTCGTTTTCGGTGCATCTCGTAAGGGGAACAAGCGTTCGATTAGGTGGGCTGAGTGTGGGATAATGGGGTTCTGGGAGAGGACCGCCTGTGAGGTGGTTCGTCCCGGTGCACTGCCCGATGTGAAGCGGGCAGTGGTTTCCCGGCGCTGCACGGTGCAGCGCCCATGATACGGAAGGAGGCGCCGATGGCGCTCTCTGTCCATTACCGCTTCTGGCGACACCCCGGACGCACTCCAGACATATGGAAAGTGCTGGTGGGGGATGCCGGAACCACGGTTGTAGAGGTGGCGAGGAGTCGGGCGTTGTTGCGTCCGAATGATCCGTCGCCTGTCCCGTCAAGCATGATGTCTCGTGCCCTTCGTAGGGGCACGCGTCAGTCGCGTGTGCGGGTTACTCGTGCCGATCACTTGTCTCACAAGCGCCCGGGTCTGGGTCAGTCCCAGTCCCGTGCAGCGTGGGAGTTGTGGACGAGCGCGGAGAACCCGACCAGTGCTGCTGGTGCGTTGTCCCGGGCGCAGGAGTACGGGCATGGTGCTGTAACGGTTCGTTATCTCACGGTGCGGGAGATCCGTAAGGAGATCCGTATGGCCCGGGCGTCGTTGCGCCCGTGGTCGTCCGTGGAAGATCACGAGCGTGTCGCTTTACACGTTGAGGCGTGGGGGCGTGGGATAGATCATGTGAGATCCCTGAAAGGGGGAAAGTAGTTATGGGTGACAACCCGAATCACCGGTTGGTGCGTTTCATTCGCTTTGGGGGTTCCTTCGGGGGCGTCTGTAAGTGCGGGTGGTACACGGATCAGTGGCGGGGGTCTGAAGGGTGGGTGCGCCGTGATTGGGGCGCTCACGTTCGGACCGTCGGTGCTGCACGGTGCAGCACCGGTGAGGCGAAAGGCTCTGCATGGACCGACCGTGTGGAGCATCGTGAGGAGCGTGTGCAGCGTGTGGATCTGCTGCTTCAGCGTGGGATCATTACTCCACGGGAGCATCACTTGATGATGCAGGAAGTGGTTCACACTTTCGCTACGAAAGGAGCGTGACGGTTATGCCGGTCACGATGAAGGATGGTGCTGACACCATCACGTACTGCCGGTGCACCACGTGTAAGCGTGATGCGGACGGGCAGGGTCCGGGCCTCGTGTGGGTCTGGAATAACCGGAATAAGAAGAAGAAGTGGGTTCGGGGTTGGCCGATAGGCACCACCCGGGACTGACAACTGAATAGCGGGACGGCCCGCTGGCTAGCGCCAGCGGGCCGTTTCGCGTCCACGGGGCGCCCTTCTGCTGCACGGTGCAGCAGGCCCGGGGCGCCCCTTTGCGCGTCTGGAAGGAGACGACATGTGGTGTGATGAGGAAGATAGGGACGTCTGTTCGTTCTGCGGTGATCCCGTGGGATGTACGGGCAGGTGCACGGAGGCGATGGAAGCGCGCATCCGTGAGTTCAGGGAGAACCGGGATCGTCCGGTTCATCCGTCGTTGCTGCCGGTGTATTCGGTGGTTGAAGTGATTCAGCGAGGACAGTTGGCGACTTACGAGTCGCTCCTAGTGGAAGCGGAGGAGGCTAGTGAGTAAGCGTTGGTCTGAACTACCTAGCGGGACGCGTAAGGAAGTCGACGCGTTCGTGGATGTGCTGGTGGAGCATCGTGATGACGATGCGGCCACCTGCGTGATCTTGCGGGCGGCGCGTGAGGCGTTGCCCGGAAGGATGGCAATGGAGGCGTCGTGGTGGCGTCGGATGCTGCTGAGGGCAGCGGAAGTGAGGTTGAGCAATGAGTAAGCAATGGCATTGGGAGCCGACGGTGGGGTACTTCCCCGGGATGCACGTGGCTGACGCTATGGCTGACTTAGCGGACAAGGGCTTCGTGCATGTGGATCAAGTTGCATACGTCATAGCAGGCCACGTTGATCCGTTTGACGAGGAACAACTGTATTGGTCTAACACGGACGGATGGGTTTCGTATCCTGACGCAGATGTGTTCAGTAAGGACGAACGCATGTCTTTGAACCTGCCGATAGAAGGCAGATGGGAGGAAGTAGCGGAGGACAGTGAGCGTGTGGTGCGGGCAGCGTGTCAGCAGTGTGCTGTGCGCGAGCAGGTGACAGTGCCTGCGGATCGTCACGACAAGTACTTGCAGGGTGGGCTTATTCAGGAAGTGTTTCCTGAATATTCAGCGCAGCAGCGTGAGGTTCTGATGAATGCGCTTCCACCGTGGCGCGTCGACAGGCCGTTCTCGTACTTCCTGTGCACTGACTGCTGGCATGACATGGGGGCGGAGTGATGCGGGCGCAAACGCAACCAATCAACAGGCAGATTCACCTGCTTATTTCCGAACCCGATGACCTTTGGGATCTGTTGGGTCAGTGCGAGAGCGACTGGAAGGAACTGGTTGACGTCAGGCCAGAGGAGTGGGATCTGGTGGTTACCCACGTGGACACGGTTGGCGGTCAACCGTGGCACGCCGACAGGCCGTTCTCAGTTCGTATCTGTTTGTCACTGAGAGAGAAGGGAAAGCAATGACCATGAGCAATCCACATGAACCAACAATACTCGTTACCACTACTCCCGCGGGGGAAGCAGTTTGGGCCATCTGGACTTCGGAGGGTTGGATAGACCAGTCGGAGTTCAAGGACTGCCGGACAGTCTCGTTTGAGAGCGATGGGCGCCACACTCAACGCCTGTGCGCCTTCTTGGAGGCGGTGGGGCTGGACGCAGATGCCCAGTGGGTCGTGATGGCGGATGGGAGCCTTGTGGCTACGCAGTCCATAGATCATCCGTTGTACGACGGCCAACCCGGTTGGGAGGCTGAGACAGTGGTACTCCACAGCGTCGGTTTGAGCCAACACATTGACGGCCAACCCGGTTGGGAGGCTGATGGGGTATGAACCAACTATCCCATGACGATTTCCTGTTCTACGTGTTGTTGGGCTGCGCCAACTTCCTAGTTCTAGGAGTAATAGAACTGTTGCTGGAATACCGGCAACGGAGAAAAGACAGGGCCGCTGCACCGTGCAGCGACCATGACGAAGGGAAACACTAATGCACCACCTGAATGAGATTTACCTCGCCGACTACGGCATAGGCATCAAGATCAACGGCACGCCAGACTGGGCGAAGGGTAGGGGGCGTAAAGCCATGCACCCCTACGACGACTGGTTCAACGGCGACAAGTGGCTTCTCCAGCGACCGCACCACTTTGACGTGTCACGTCAAACGCTGTCGAAGCGTATCCGTCAACAGGCAGCGATTCGGAAGATCCGGGTCACCTGCTGCATCCACGTCGACCCTGATAGCGGGGTTGAGGAAGTCTTCGTTCAGCGCCTGTCGCCGGTCGTGCGGGATACACGGGCATGACCGACCTTGGCTTGTGTCCCCGCTGTGGACAGTGGGAGATGATGCACCCACCGCAGGTCAACGCTTTGAGCAGGCTGAGTCGGGAACCCGACGACGAATCCATCTGGATTTGTTCAGACTGTGGCAGTGACGAAGCGTTGGAGCAGCACTTCTGCGTAGAGGTCACGCCAGAAGAACAGTGGCCGGTGCCGTCCCGCAGGTTCCAGAACGTCATTGACCGTTTCTCCATAGCGCATCTACGAACGGGCTGCTCTTTCAACAAAGAGAGGCGCTATGAGCGATGACAACACCGCTGTCGTCTGCCTGTCGATGGAAGAAGTCGACTTCATTCGGTTTGCGATTGACATACAGATCCAAGTTGCGCGCTCACACGAGGACACCTTGTGGGGGTATCACCACGACAATGAAGAAGCAGCGCAGTCGATGGAGCAACTAAGTGATCGGCTGGAGGACTGCTTCCCGCCCGTGGCTTGGTTGGAGTACCACATACTCGTAAAGGAGGAAGACAATGACTGACTTTCATATGCCCGACTCGTTCTATGAACCACCAGACGAACCAGAAGACTGCGAATACTGCGAGGACGGGTGCTACCGCTGCAACGAAGAAGCAGCAGCGGAACACCATGCCGACCTGCAATACCAAGCAATGAAGGAGGAGCCTGAGTTCTATGGCCGATACTGAGCAGAGAGTAGAGATACGTCCATCCATACGGGTTGACGTTGCGCTGAAGCGCAGCGGCAACCGGAAACTGTCGCCAGTCATCCACTGGCGGGAGCGCCGCATTGCCACGGAAGGAGCGCCGGTTGTCCTGAACTCGTTCGGGGTGCTGTCGTCGGCATGCAAGCACACGACGCCGTTCTGCGAGTCCTGCTACGCACAGCAAGCGGAGCATTACCCGGCAGTGCAGGCACTACTAGCCCACAACACCGTCTTGACCACTGACGTGGAATACGACCGTCTGGTGACACGTTTCGACCAGATGGTGATGGACACGGAGATTGAGATGGTGAAGCGAGGCGTTCCTTTGGCGGAACGATGGTTCCGCCCCTACTGGGATGGCGACCTGCGCTCACTGGAGGAGTTTGGAGCGTGGAATCAGGTCGCTGCCTACCACCCCGACATGAAGATCTTCCTTTACACGAGGGCGCACGAGTACGTGGAGCGGGCGCTGTTGTCGTCTCCGTTGTGGAAGGTTCCGTTGCAACCGAACTTTCAGATCTACTTGTCCGTGGACAGGTACAACGTCGCTACTGCACAGCGGGTGAAGCAGTTCGACAAGAGGAACCGGGTGCGGTTGGCGTTCTGTGGCGACACGTGGCAGGAGACTAAGCAGGTCGCTGCCCACTTCCCCGCTGAGCGGAAGGGGCCGCGTTGCCCGGAACTGACCGGGAAGATCCCTTTGATCGTATGGGAGTCCGACGCTGAGCGCGACTCCCGCAAGGCCGAAGCCGACAGACGGGGCGCCAAGCGTTTCGTCAAGAGGCTCGGAAAGGGGGCATGTGTTGCATGCGGCATGTGCCCCAACGGAATAAACAACGTGAGGTTCTCCTCACAGAAAGGTGCCACATGAGCATCGAACAGCCGGGTTACATGGACCCGCACGAGCATCACATCCTTAGTGGTGGCGATCTCGCAACGACCGGAAGGTCGTTGTTGGACGTCGCACGGGAACGTGGTGCGGACTTTGACGTCTCCTATCCGGAGGCGTCGTACATCCAGCCAGACTCTGGCCTGCTGGTCACCCCGCAGGTAGAGAGAGGCCGGAATCAAGGCAGTGCCCAGAACGTGTTCATTGTCCGCAGGGACAATGGTGCGACAATCGGGCTGCACGGACACAGGTACCCACGTACCGACGGCTACAAGCCAATCCTACGGACAGCAGAAGCGTTGTTTCCCAACTCTGCTTCTTCTATGACCGTGTTTGGGCGTGGCGAGAAGTTGGTATTCGGGCAGAACATCGGTGAGCCGGTGGACTTGGGAGGCGGAGACGTCTTGAACCCCATGCTCTACTGGACGTCCTCGTTGAACGGTCAGTGGAAGACTGCCGTGTACGACGTGATGAATCGGCTGTTCTGCCAGAACCAGTTGATCGCCAAACAGCCGATCATCGCCGTCAAGCACACCACGAGGCATGACCAACTGTTGGACATGCGCGCTGAGATCCTTCGGGAGCAGATTGAGCGAGCAACTGTGTTCGCTGAGATGGCTCGCATGATGAAGGATCAGGTGTACACCGACTTGATGTTCCACCAGTTGGTGCACGAGTTGGTGCCTGATCCGGAGGAGGATGATCCTCACACCATCAAGGTGGACCGCATCGCACGCGAGCGCGGAGCGTTGAGGGCGGCTTGGCGTGAGGAGCGTGACGAGTGGGGTCGGAACCGCTGGTCGGCGTACAACGCCGTGCAGGGTGCGGAACAGCATCGCATCCTCGCCCGGGACAGGCGGGGCCGCATCCGCGAGGAGCGGGCCTTGGAGCGTGCCATCGACGGCAAGGCGAACCTTGCGGCACGGGCGCTGGACATACTGAGCGTCTGAGGTAGCCCTTCTCCCTCTTGCTGCACGGTGCAGCAGGAGGGAGTTGGGGTACAACAGTACCACTACACAAATCAAGGGAGTTGAAAAGCCATGCAGGTATGTGGAGAGATACACAGGGGTGTCGACGTCGACATTGAGATCGACGCCGACGAGATAGCGGGCGAGATGGACTGGACCAGTCACATCAGCGATCCCGTCAACGAATGCGTCAAGGAGTTGTTGGGGGAGTACGACGGGAACACCAATCCTTGCGGTCTAGGGGAGTCGTTTGAGCAGGCCGTCTGGTGGGCTATGGACCGCAAGGCTGAGCATCACCGGGACGGGTCCGGATCCGGAATCTCAGTTATGAAACTGGACGATTCGGAGGAACTGAATGCCCGGATTCGCGACGTCGTGCGCGCTCAACTACGGGAACTCGTGTTAGGACTGTGACCGTCCCTCACGGGAAGGCAACCCGTTACAAGACGGGTTGCCGTTGCAATCCATGCAAGATTGCCAACACTGAGTATGAGAGAGAGCGGCGCCGTAGAAAACGGGGTAAGAACCCCCCAATGCCGGTGCTGAAAATGCCCTATGACACTCTTACGAGAGGAGAGTTTATGAAGTATCGGTACGGAGACGACTGGAAAGAATCCAAGAATGGAGGCTCTAAGTGAGCGACGAAGAATCTGACAATCAGGAGCGAAACGAAGAAGAAATAACTGCGATGTTCTTCAATCGGGTGGTGCCCGGTTTATGGGTAGGTCTACTAGACATGATCCATGACCTGTGGGTGCGTCTGGGCGACTTTATGGAGCAGCAGTCCAAGATCTTCTCCGAAGTAATGGGCACCGAAGGTGCCGACGATGAAGAAGAAAGCGAAGGGGATGTAATCCAGTTCCCCAACAAGGAGGACAACTAACATGGCACACGTGATCCGGGGCGACGATAAGGAAGGGACCGTCTTCATCCTCTCGCGGGAAGAAGCCGCCAACTTCCATCAGGGGCTACGTACTGCGCTCATGTACACCCCGCGCGAAAAGGTGGACTCGCTATCCAAGTATGCCATCTTGCGATGGCTCATCGCTGAGATGGACTTACAGAGCAACGCCGGACGGCCTGACCCTTGGGTTCGATCTACGTTGAGGCACAGCAACGAGAAACTGTCCACGCCACGCCGGGAGGCAGAAGAGGGGGCTTGGCTGGACAACTAGAGCGGCCCGCTGGCTTCTTTCACACCCCGCCCCCTACGCGGGGGGAGGCCAGCGGGTAGCAGGTGCGGGGTGGGGGATTCTCCTTTCTCCCCCACCCTGCACCGTCCCCGCTGCACCGTGCAGCAGGGGTATCCACCATGCGGGCCTGTAAATCGACTAGGCTCGCGCCAGCAGGCTGGCTCCCGCCCCCCGGGAGGGGGGCGGGGCTAGCCCTAGCACGGGGAGGTAACCGTGAGCAGAAAGCATCACTTCGACGGAAGCCGGTGGCACCACACGTGGCACCAGTCCGATCTGAAGAAACTGGACATGTGTCCAGAGCAAGCCCGCCTGATCTGGGCGGGAGACGTAAGTGACATCGAAGGCGATGGGGCCGCACTGGGGACAGCGTGTCACCACGCCGTCGAACAGGTGCTGAACCTGACAGACCAGAGCGATACCGACTTCACTTACAGCGTGCTGGTCGAAGCATTCGACCAAGGGCTGTCTGCCATCACTCCGATTATTGAGGGGTGGAACAGTTACGGCAGCGTCGGGAAGATGGCGGCGATAGGTCAGACGAAACTGGACGGTTGGTACCGGAACGTCTACCCCAACCTCAACTCCACCGGACGCGTGGAGGAGAGTTTCAGCCGGGTCTTCTACGAGGACGACGAGCGTGTCGTAACCCTCGCGGGACAGGTTGATCTAATAGATGCGAACTATGGGGTGGTGGACTGGAAGTTCCCCAAGCGTGACTACACGAAAGAGAAGTGGCAGTACCAGCGGTGGGACGTCCAATCGACTGCGTATTGCTGGGCAATGGACTTGCCCCAGATGACGTTCTTCGTCATGCACGGCACCAAAGGTGAGGTGTCGTCCATGACGATTGAGCGGGGACCGCAGGACTTCCAGTTCCTGCGGCAGAAGGTCGAAGCGGCTTGCCGCCTCGTGGAGCAGTCAGACCTGAAGGTCTGGCCGCTGAATGATGCGGGCTGGTGGTGTTCAGAGAAATGGGCGCCATGCTGGTCCGTATGTAAGGGAAAGCAACTAGAAGCATCGGAGGATGCAAATGGATAAAGACAGTTTGATCGTCGCGCAGAACTGTAACTCTGCGACGGCACAGGTAATGGCTGCTCTGGTGAGCAGTGGCGCCTTCGGATACGAAGACGTGCGAGCGCATTGGGGTGATCTCCATGCCATCGTCAACGGCAACACTTGGGCTGCAGCGGGCGCACAGGCCGTCGTAGCGGCCATTCCCGGCACTCAGGTGATGCCTACCCCACCACCCCCTATGGCGACACCTCCAGTGCCTCCTACGGGCGGCTCAGGGCAGTCCACGGGAGGCAAGACCCCGTGGGTTCGACAGGATGGCTTTGAGACGATCACCAATGCCATCAACTACGAGCGGATGAGTGGCATCACGTTCGGTTCCCGCGACTCCAACTTCTACTGCAACCAGACGGTGAAGTCGGAAGGGAACCTCAACGGGCGACCCATCAACTCCAAGACCTACCCGCACGCGAAGGTGAAACCGGAGCGGAACTTGGCAGGCGACTGGGGTCCGTCGTTGGTGGAATATGCAGACCACGCCATCGACTTCGACAAGTTGCCTGACTCGTTCGTGCGCCCACCAGCGTACGTGCGGTAGATGTCAGCGAGACTGAGCGCCGAAGAGGCTCAGGCTCGCGTTCAACGGGTTCGGGCCGACTCCAGTACCTCCCCACTGGAGTCGGCTCGCACTCCCGTCACGCCGAACCTGCCAACCTGCGGCGAAATAGCCGAACGACTCATAACCGACGCCACCGACACCTCCAACCGGTGGTCCCTTGGCGTCCACGAAATAGACGAAGCGATGGACGGCGGTATCAAACCGCGAGAAATGCTGGTGGTGGCGGGGAAGGCCCACACCGGCAAGACGGTCCTTCTCGTCAACGCTGTTGCCAAGAACCCGAACACCATCGTCATGTGGATGTCCCCGGACGAACCAGACTTGATGGTTCTATCGAAGATCCTGAGCGTCCGGTTGAACCTGAACCCACGCGACGTTTACGAACGTGCCCGACGGGGTGACGACCAGATCCTCGCAGCGATCCGCCACCAGTCTGAGACTGAACTGAGGAACCTGCGGATCATCGACCGGGCAACCATCGCCCGCTACCAGTCGGCGTTACGCCTGTGTGGGGCAGACTCCGACATGGTGTCGGCGGTCGACCACATGCTGGGGACATGGAGCGGAGAGAACTACGGGCGTAAACCAGACGTGTTCGTGTGGGACTTTGCGTCCCAACTCCACGGCCCCGACTTGGGTGACGACCCGTCGAAGATCGCTGCCTTGAAACACGTCGGCATGAAGAACGATGCGGCGACCATCGTCGTCCACCAAGCCTCCCGTGGAGCAGCGTCACGCGGGTCTGCTCTGGGGATCGAATCGGGACGATACGGCGGTGAAGACCTCGCACACTTTATGATTACGGTGTGGCGTCCCCACGAAGAACCCGGCTTGGATCACGAAGAGCGAGAACAGTTGGAGTCGACGTTCGGTGTAGCCCTCGTCAAGAACAAGCGGTTCGACGGGCGCAAGGTGAACCTCACTATGGAAATCACCGAAGCGGGAACCCTCGTGGACCCGTGGCAGGAGTTGTGGACTCAACAGGTGTTGCCAGACGATGAGTGACCTAACGGCGTGGTTCCAGATGACCTTCCACGGATTCCCCCACGCATGGGGAGAATCCGGAGACAACCCGCACGCCGTCTGGGAAGACCTGACCCCCAACCATTTCCGACGCCACCTCGTCGGAGAACTGGCGCTTGGGATCTACCCGATGGTCTACGACCCGACGAACAAACACGTCGGGCCACGCGGCTGGGACGACAACCGGCGGTACCCCGACATGCAGAAAGACCTGTGGGTTTGCGCTTGGGGGTGCATCGACATCGACGCCTCCGGTGACGACCATGCCGGACAGGGAACCGAAGACGAGGTAGCCGACTACGCATACAACATCCACGCCATACTCGCAGCCCAAAACGTCCCGTCGTGGATCGAACGGACACGCTCCGGAGGCGCTCACATCTGGGTCTTCGCCGACACTTGGTGCCCCACCGCCGACATGCGACGCTGCCTCCAAGCAGCGGAAGAAATAGCCGACGTACCCACGGACTCGCCATTCCCAAAGAGCGAACACCTCCAAGGCCCACCCGGCAACTTCGTGCGCCTTCCCTACTGGGGAGCGCGTAAACGATACGACCGTCAAGTCATCCTTGACGAAGACGGTCAGCCCCTCCACTTGGAACAGTTCCTGCATGACGCCAACGCGAACCGCGCCAAAATAGCGGACATCAAGGCAGCCTCTCTGCTGAAGTCTGAACCGAAACCTGCCCCCCGCCCGACAAAACGTCAACGCACCGACGGGCGCATGTGGGGCATCCTGAAGGACATGTACGAGGGGGGACCACCTGCCAACGTGTTCACACCCAACCAAGGACGAGGCCACGGACGCCACGGATGGCTGTTCCACTTCGCCGGTACCGCAGCGAGCGACGGCCACCCCTTGGACACCACAGTGGTGTGGCTCATAGACGTCGACAACACCCACACCCAGAAGTTCTCTGGGCGCCCCGATCAGGAGATGCAACTTCGCAGATTGGCGGAGAAGGCATACGAATCGTCAAGGAGCAAACGATGACCCAATCCTACGGATTCATCGTGGAAGGTCGCCCGCGCCCAAAGAAGCGCCCCCGGATGACACGACGCGGAAAGGTCTACACCCCCGCCGACACCCTCGCCTACGAGAAAACCGTTGCCGACGCGTACGACGGGCCGATGTTTGAGGGGCCGGTTCTAGTCAAGATCGCCTACCACAAAGAGTGCCAGACCATAGAAATAGAAGAGATGCCGAACGCCAAGACGTCACTGACGTTCGACGTCGACAATGCGATCAAAGCCACGCTTGACGGTTTGACCGGGATTGCCTATCCCGATGACCGAATGGTCTACCATGTGGAGGCAACAAAACTATGACAGGAGCCACCACATGATCCTCGTAGAACTAGAGCCTTGGGAATACGAGTGGGCATCCCACGTCGGAGCGCGCCGATTCATTGAGAACTGGGGCAAACGCGATGCCGCCCACTACGACAAGAAACGAATGGAAGACAACCGGACGGCGCAGGTCGCCGCCTGTGTCGGCGAACTCGCCGTCGCCAAGATCACGAACCAGTACTGGTCGGGACACGTCTGGCACAAGTCGGATCACAAAACTCACAAGCATCTCCCCGACGTCGGCCACAACATAGAGGTGCGCCGGGTGCGGACCAGCACCAACGCTGCCGTGCGGCGCCGTCAGTTGGATCAGGCACTGGTGCTGTGGGTGGTGCGCCCTGTTGACCCTGAGTTTCGCTCCGTTGAAATACTTGGATGGATCGACCATGACGAAGCATGGGAGAAGGGTGATCCGTCGCATTACGACCCGGAGAACACGCGGGTTATTGGGGAACAGTTCCTATCTCCCCCCAGTCATGCCCCGCAAAGTAATCCCGGTTGACCCGTCGAACTGGCGTCTCCACGCGCCGGTAGGGGCTGAGAATGCCCTGTCACACGCTGGGCTGCCCGACAACGAGTGGGACGCCTTACTGCGCGCAGCGCCCGGTGAAGAAGTCAGGGAAGATGCTGAAAACCGGGAACATAATCAGGTCATCCTTGACGACACACAATGGGCGTACCGGTATTCGTTGAACAACGCCGTCAATGACGCATTGGCGTCAATGACGGAAGACTGCGCCCTAGTCGTCCAACTCATTTACAGCCAGTCCATGTCGCTGCGCGAGGTGGAGTACTACACCGGGATACCCAAGACCACCGTTGCTCGTCGCCGCGACGAGGGAAAACGGATACTGCTGGAAGCGTTCCGCGTCGACCCTAAATAGGTTCTTCGCCGAACCGGCTTTCCACCGCCCGACTGGTCAGGTCTTCAATCATTCGGCCAAGGAACTCGCGGAAAGCGGGCATCGTCGCGAAGCCTTCCTTCAACCGCCACGACTCTGAAGCCAAGTGTTCAGCCTCGTCTTCGGTGAACACCACGAGAAGCCCCAGTTGGTTGTCGTGCCATGCAGCGTGGGTGCCGTCGTTGATGTCGAACAGGTGGCTGTTCTGTGAGAACGACTCCCGAACCGTTGAGGTGATGTCCTCACCATGTGCGGCAAGAAAAGCATCCCACTCCGTTGTCATTACCTTGCGCGGCTGTCCAGCACCTCTTTGGCCCACGCTTTGACCAAAGCGAGAACGGCAGCACCGGCAGAAATAAACGCGGCCTTAGCCGTGGAAACGTCAGAGATAATAAACACGCTCAGGAACGCCTGAGCAAAGGTAGCGGCTGCTCTTTCAACCTTGTCTACAAAATGTGGATTCATGGTCGCTTCTCCTTGGAACGACCAGCCCTCTTCAGAGCGATAGCCGCTGCCTGTTTCTGGGGATAACCCTCAGCGATCAACTTGCCGATGTTCTGAGACACGACCTTATCAGACATGCCTCGCCGCAACGGCATGTCAGTACCGTGGCTTGGGACGCTTACGTCCCTTTCCGCCCATCACTTGCCAAAGGGACGGCCACCAAAGGCGGCGTTCCCCAAGTTCGTGTTGCGAAGATAGGCGGCAGCGTTTTTCGCCAACTGCCTAACCGCTGATGTTCCGTAACCTGTACCTTTGGGCATGGAAAGTACCTCCTACCCTAAGAAGAGAGCGTCCCAAGTCTTCTTGGAAACAACCCCGTTTGCTTTCAGAAACCCCCGACTGCGCTGAAACTCGCGCACCGCACGCTTCGTCCTCCAACCAAACACGCCGTCAACGTGCCCAGCCTCAAACCCCTTCCGGTTCAGAGCCTCCTGCACCAACCTCACGACAGACCCCCGCGCTCCCCTCTTCAACGGGTACATCAGCAACTGCTTCCCCACGAGGTAGAAGTAGCGGATCAACTCCCCCCAATCCACCGGAGGTGCGACGCCTCCCGGCACCACAGCAGCAGGAGTCCCGGTACTCACCCATTCGTGCAACAAAGTCCCCGGGCAACTCGTAGAAGCGAAATCCCTGTGTGCCTTCACCCACAAGGTGCCACCATACTTCACCTGTAGATAGTCGATGACGGACTTCAACCCGTTGATTGCCTGCGCCGACAACGCCTCATCGCCGTCCCCGATGTAACACACCGATTCCGTCTTGAAGTTCCAGTTCTTCGTAGCGCCACCCACAGCACCGTTCTTCCTCCCCTCGTAAATGGTGCCATCGACGTCAACCAGCCAGTTGTACGCAATAGATGACCACCCACGGGTGGTCATGTGGTGACGCTCAAAGGCTTGCACCGCCGCAGCCCCCGTAGAACCATCCTTTACACCGCTGTGATGAACCACAACGCCTTCCACCCGGGACGGACGAAGCCACGTCCACCCCTTAGTAGGCGTCCTAGCCCCCCACCGTTCTCTCGTCACATAATCCATGATCGTCTCTGCTGCACCGTGCAGCAGACCTAATACCCCTCCTCCAACAGCCGTTCCGTCCTGCGTTCAATGCCTAGTTTACGCTCGCGCTGACGCTGAGCAGACAACCGCTCCCGGGTCGACAACTGGCGCAACGACATCGGCAGCAGCCAAGAAGTCAATGCGGCACCCAGACGGTCCTGCATTCCCTCTTCGCGGGGAAGGAGGCGCCGTGTCTGACCGACAATGGGGATGGCGTTCTGGAG